ACACAAGGACGGCACCAACCACCTTCACGTTCTCATCTGCTTTCCCAAAGTCGTCAACACTACAACAGTAAACGGCCTCGACTTTATCGGAGGCAAACACGGCAACTATCAAGCTGCCAGAAACACCTTGGGAGTCGTTAACTACATGATGAAAGAAGGCAACTACGTCTGTCACGGCTTCGACGCAGAACAGTATGTCCGCGACGCCGCCTTACACCAACCACACGGCTGGTCTCACATCATTGACTATGTTCAGAACGGGGGAACTCTTGCTGATTACCCTCATCAAGGATTCGTCTGCCAACACCTCTCTTCGCTCCAGCAATACTTCCAATGGACCAAATCTTTGGTCATTACACACCGACTGGATGGATGGACTACCAGATCCATCATACTTTGGGGACCTACCGATCTTGGAAAATCAACATGGTGTTCCAAACGGACTCCATCAGTATGGTTCCTGCCTCTCCAACGCCCCAACCAACTCTGGTGGGACGGATACGCAGGAGAACACACGCTCGTACTTGACGATTACGACCCGAAAACAATGAGGATCAATCAACTCCTTCGAGTCCTAGACCCTATCATCCTCAACGGACTATTCGTCAAAGGACTACGAAACGGAGTTAATGCAGACTGGCTTGACATCATCTTCACCAGCAATCACAATCCCAAATCCTGGTGGCCCAACATATCCAATGCACACTGGCAAGCATTCGCACGCCGTGTACACATACGTTACGTTGGAGACACTACGTTCCGCTCTAAAACATTCACTGACATCTACAATGACACTACATGGCCAGAGCAACCACCTATCTCTATGTTCTCACCTAATCTTTTCCAATAAACCCCTATTCCTAAATTTTCTTCAATACCCCTTACCGACCCTGAACCACCTATACTCTCCTGCGGAGAGCAATTGTCCTGCGGACAGCAGCGCTACGCGCTACAAAACTCGCTTCGCTCGAAGAGAACAAAATTCAATTTATAAACCTAATACGAGACTCATACTCCACTGACACAGTACTACTTGACGACCCAATAATATGCAAACTATTATTAACAATATTTGCAACAACATTCGATGTACCAGTCGTATCAACCAACAAAGGCTTCTTAAACTTATAACTCATTCGAAATGGAACTAAAAGATTTCCAGTAGCAAACAAATTAATAGCTCCCTCATTCACACCAGCAGTTGCTATAGGCAAATGCTTTGTAACATCACTTAATATATGAAACCTTTTAGCAAACTGAAGATTTGGAAACGACAAATCTTCACTGTTATTATTAACAGTCAACATCACATCCTCCGCATTCAACTGTGCTCCATTAGTTTGCTTATCCAACACCAAAATAATTCTCGCAAAATGATCACTCAAAGGAGCTCCAACCGACTCTTGAGCAGCATGATTAAACCGTCCACGCACTTCAACAGAAGTAATATAATACTGCCGACCATCCCTTCCACTCTCCGAATCATTTTGAGGAACTCCACTTATCGTAAACACAGAACTCCCAGTAGGATCCAACTCCCCACCAGCCCAAGTTCCCGACATTGTCGTCACAGCCTTCCTCACATCACTAAACTTATGCTCCAAACCAACATATCCTTCCGTCCTTGAAAACCCAGGACGAAACATCTTCCGCTTCCGCTTCAAACCTCGCTTCCGCTGACGAAAACTCTTACGAAATGGCAAACGTTTCGCATTACCATACTGGTGCGGCATTTTACAACAAACCAAAACTCAAAATCCTTTTATACCAACAAAACACCAAACACTGCCGCACGTCACCCATAAAACCTACACCTCGATGTATAACTAATTGTCATTGCCGTCGACGTTCCAACAACAATAAGATGAATACTATTATCCCTCACATTCGCCATTGCATTTGTTGTCCCAGTATAATTCACAACCAATGGCTTAGAAAACTTATAATAAAAATTAAAAGTCTTCTTAATAGGACCAACCGCAAACAAATTAATAGCTCCTTCATTCATCCCCGACCTCGCTACATCATAATATATCGTCTTATCAGCTAACACCTTAAATCTTTGCAAAAATTCAAGATTTCTAAATGAACGATAATCATCATTTCCACCAATAGTTTGCATTACATCCTCAGCATTCAATTGCGCTCCATTGGTTTGACGATCCAAAACCATAATAACACGCGCATATTGATCCGCACTTGGACCAGTACCAGATTCAATAGCATTATTGAATATTTCACCCTTCACAGCAACCGAAACCACCGACATCTTTCTTCCATCCCTCTGTCCAGGCCCATCACCTTGACTAACACCAGCCAAATTCAAACTCGTCGCTGGATCAAACTCAGCTCCAGCCCACACAGTAACCAACGGCGTCGTATCAGACACCGACTGATCTATGAACTTCTTCTCAATTCCAAGTAGACCAGCAGTACGATTGACACCACTACGAAAGCTCCTCTTACGACGAGCTCGACGAAAACTACGTTTCTTACGGAATAGCCGCCTCGACCGACTATACGGTCTTCGTCTCCCATAACGTTTCGGCATTTTACAACAAAACTTTAACAATTTTTCTTTTATACCTCACTAACACTAAACACAGTCTAACGACAAAACCCGAAAATGAAAAACATTTCGGGTAATTTAAACAAAAAAACACGATTCTCCCTTAGTAATATTAGAGGGAGAATCATGTTTTCTCAAAAAAATTTCAAATCGTTCAACAAACTACCATACACATTCTTCAACATAAATTGAATGTAGTGTGGACTCGACGTCCATCCCTTCATGATACACACGAACTACATTACCTTTTTTTTATAATCTGGCACAGCCCACAGTCGCTGCGCTCCCTCAAAAATATGAAGCCGCTCCCTGGGCTTCGCCCAGCGTACCTAACGCGGCCTTACAACATAATCCGTGACTACCCAACCCACAAGTTGGCCGAAAAAAATAACACCATATAAGAAATCCAATAATCCAGATTTCCAACTTCATACTCCAATGAACTACAATGACTCACCAATCAAACAAACCGAAACGCCCCCGCTCTCCAACCCTCTACGATCCAGTGGACTGGACGCCTTCATGCCCGGATTCTCCTACAACGGCAGCCGAGCAGAAGCCGAAGACCTCGCCCAGCGACATCAAGAAACGGAGACTGGGTCCGTCAACACTAGCTCAACAAATACAACGCCCAGGATTAAACCTCCACTGGTCACCAAAGGACCAACAAACATGGAATCAACCAATATCAACCCAGACGAAAGTCAATCACGAGGAGCAAATGAATGTGACAAATGCAGAAGCACCCACAAATTCGATATCCAATGCCTCTGTTCATGCCACGGCATCGGCAAATCACGTTGCATATCATGCCCCGACAACATGGATTGCGAGAAATACGACTGTGACTGCGACTGCCATCCCTACAACGACTTCTCCTTCGGAGACAGTAACTCGCCGTCACCCACAAGGATGGACATCATCAACGCACAGACCGAACTCCACAATACCGGAAGGATTTCAAAATCCACCGAAACCCAGTTACTATACAGAGTTCATCAACTCTCCAAAGCGCGACGTGAAAATAACATCCATAACAACATTTCAAATGAACTCGTCTTCTGCAAATTCTGCACCCTCACCTTTACAAAAAGTGAGTACAAAGACCACATGTGCGATATTGACAACACATGCATGGACCCCACAACAACTGGAGCAATGGAACTCAATGCCCTTAAAACTTCAACAACAAACAACAATAGACAACCAGTTCCACCCACTTCGTCATCTACAACAAGCAGCAGCTCACATCCTGAGCTCATCACCAGCTGCAGACAATGCACCGACAACCTCGGCGTCAACGTCTGCATCCCAGACGACAGCTGCAAATGTAGCTGTCACACGACCACCACTCAAACGTCTAAAAAGAAGTTCCGCATAGCAGCTAAGAACTACTACCTCACCTACGCCAAATGCGACGTGGATCCCAGAGTCGCCCTTACGAGGATTTTGGGTTGGAAACGTATCAACTGGGGAATGGTTTGCAGAGAGAAACACAAGGACGGCACCAACCACCTTCACGTTCTCATCTGCTTTCCCAAAGTCGTCAACACTACAACAGTAAACGGCCTCGACTTTATCGGAGGCAAACACGGCAACTATCAAGCTGCCAGAAACACCTTGGGAGTCGTTAACTA